AGAGCCTGTAAGATACGCACAGTATAAACTAAACAAATAATGCAAGGTTATATTAAGCTACATCGTAAGATATTAGATAACGGAGTGTTTGCAGATGCAGAACTACTAAAGGTATTTGTGTGGTGCATACTAAAAGCTAACACTACTCCTAATATGGTTTATGGTAGGAAGGTTGATGTAGGTGAGTTCATTACTGGTAGGATAACTGCTAGTGAAGAACTACACCTTAAACCATCTACTATCTACAAGAGGTTACAGAAGCTAAAAAGTCAAGGGTATATAGACATAGCTAGTAGTACCAAAAACTCTCTTATAACGGTAGTTAACTACAAGTCGTACCAGCTTAATGACAAGCCTAAGACTAAAAGAAACCTAGACACAGTTAGCAATAAGTTTCTATTAGAGGTATCTGCATTTAAAGAACTGTATAGCGTAGAGATGTTAGAAGCCTTTGTAGATTACTGGACAGAGCCTAACAAGTCTAAGACTAAGTTGAGGTATGAACTACAAAAGACTTTTGATGTAAGTCGTAGGCTAAAGACTTGGAGTAAGAATGAGAATAAGTTTGGTGGTAAAAAGAATAATGTAATTGACACTTGGCAAAGTGTTAGAAATGAAATGTTAAATGACTAAAAAGAAATTAGTAACTTGTTCACCGTTTATGTTAATAATGGGTTATGAGTACTCGCAGAAGCAAGATAGACAAACAGTCTATGATAGACAGAAAAGTAAATTGTATTACGCTTTAAAGAAAAAGAAATGAGAATATTTGATATGTTAAAAGCTGGTCAAGTCAATGAGGTAAAACTATTCTGCATTGACTTAGTAGGAATGTGTTATACATCGTTAGGTCAGAAGCCTGACAAGGAACAGATGAAAGGTATGGCACAACTATTATATAACGACTTAATTACTTATCACACTAATTTACCGTTAGATGAGATTAAGTTTGCATTTGACAAGGGATTAAGAAATGCTGAACAAGGTACAAGTGCATTTGTCAATGTTAGAACGTGGTCAGTATGGATTAAAGATTATAAGCAAAGAGCCATAGAGAAACGCAGACAAGGTAGGCTAACAGAATACCAACAACATCAAGAAGGTCAAAAGGCAATAGCAATGACTATAAGTAAAGCAAAGAGATTGAAATGAGAGAGATATATTTAATAGCATTGATATTAGGAATAATGTACACAGGTCTTACATTGTACTTTGAATGGCGATTAGAAAAGAAACAAAAAGAATGGGAAAGAAAGCTAAGACACACGCAAAACTCAAAAAAGAACTAGACAAAGTATATAGCCAATACATTAGATGGGCATATGCTGATGATAGTGGAATGGTTGAGTGCTATACTTGTGGTGTAATCAAGCACGTTAAAGAGATGCACAACGGACACTTCCAAAGTCGTAAGCATACAAGTACGAGATGGCACGAACATAATTGCAGACCACAATGTCCTAAGTGTAACCTATTTGATGAAGGTCAGAAATGGATATATGGCAACAAGTTAGTAGCTGAACTAGGCAGAGATGCAGTAGATGAGATAGTAGCACTTAGCCACAAATCTGTTAAATACTCTAAGTCAGATTTAGAATATCTGATAGAAACCTATAAAGAGAAAGTTAAAAATTTATTATGAAAACAGTAAATACTTTAAGTGGTGGTAAAACATCTAGTTATATAGCAGCACACTATCCAGCAGACTATAATGTATTTGCTTTAGTAAGAACTAATGACAAAAATTGTTTATTCCCTGATAAAAAAATTAGACAGATTGTTAGTGATAGAATTGGTAAAGAGTTTGTGGGTACATTAGAAATGGACACTATAATATATACTATGTTAGATTTAGAACAATATATTGGTGATAAAATAAAATGGGTAACATCTAATGTAACATTTGAAGAAATGATAGAATTACCACAAAACAATATGTTGCCTAGTCCATTAAGAAGATATTGCACTAACCAATTAAAAATGCAACCTATCTTTGAATGGTGGTTAAAACAAATAGGTGAACCATCTTTGTTTAGAATAGGCTTTAGAGCAAATGAAATGAATAGGGCGAAAAATGTAGCTAAAAAATATAATTCTAATGGGTTCTTAGAGTTTAAGCATATTGTGGGAAAATCTGAAAATGGTAGAAATAAGTGGAAAACAACTGAATGGCAAAGACAAGAATACCCCTTAATTAATAAAGAAAATCCAATATATAAGTTTGATATAGAAAAGTATTGGAAAGATAAACCTGTACGATTTGCATATATGAATAATTGTGTAGGGTGCTTTCATAGAAACGAAGTTTTATTAAAAAAAATGTGGAATCAATACCCTAATAAAATGCAAGTGTTTTCAGATTTAGAAAAAAACAGAAAGTACAGAGGTGATACTTTAAAAGCTGATGAATTAGTTACATACGAAAAAATAAAAAATTGGAAGTTACAAACAGAATTATCTTTTGATGACTTCGATGATTGTGATAGTGGATATTGTGGTTTATAACTTCGTTTATAACTATTTATCAACACCGTAAAACTTACACACAATTTTTAGTATAATGCTATGTGATTGATAATCAGTTATATAGACTATTAAAAGATACTGCTGCAAACTTCATACCAGCAAAAGATTTAGATGATGTTACGCAAGAGGTGTTTATGTCATTGTACGAAGATACCGATAGACTTGCACAACTTATAAAAGACAAGAAGATAAAGTGGTATTTTATTAGGCTTTGTAAAAACAACTACTATTCTAAGACTTCTAAATACTACTACAAGTACAATAGACCTTACAAAGATATTAGCTTTCATAGTGATTTGATGTTACATAATTTAAAAATCACACAAGAAAATTTATATTTAATAGAAGATAGTGATGTGATAAATGATATACTATCAGAATTGTATTGGTATGATAGAGAGTTATTTAGATTGTATGTACTTGGTGATAATGATGGCAAAAGATATACCTATTCTAGCCTTAGTAAAAAGACCAAGATAAGTAGAATGAATATATACATAACTATTAAAAAGGTTAAGGAATATATAAAAGAAAGATTAAAAGAGAAGCGTAATGATTTATGATGATTTACAAAGATTAGTGGGGTATGGCTTGAGCATCATAGAATGTTATGATGAGCGAGGACAACTAGAATACATTATAAACCTAGATGAGATGGTATTTGATGATGTAGATATAGTACTAAGTGATGAACACGAACCAATAGGAATTATTAAACTTTATAGATATGGACAAGAGAAAGGAAATGGACACTCCAAACTTAATGGTAAAGACCTATAACTATCTAAAGGCAGTAAGCAAAAGGTTACTAGGGGGTATGGAAAATGTAGATGCTACTACTTATTATGATAGAGCATACATCTGCTCACGTTGTCCACACTTAACACCTGATGTAGAATGTAGTATATGTGGTTGCCCAATAGAAACTAAGGCAGCTTGGAAAACAGAAAAATGCCCAAAAGGAAAATGGTAACAGAAGAACAAAAAGAAAGAATACTAAAGGTATGGGAGTTCTGCAAAAGTGGTAGAGCGAAGAACAAAGAAGCTAAAGCTGAATTGATAACCCTATACAATGAGATACATAGAACAAACTATAAGACAACTTCTAATTGTAGTAGTTGTATAAATACTTGTTATCAAGGTATAAAAAAGATAGTCAATGAAATATCAATGTGAGTGTAGAACATTTGAGGTACACAAGACCACAATGAAGATAGTTAATGGCGAAGTAATAAAGCCTGAAACATATTGTGAGGAGTGTAAGACCTATGGCAAGTACATAAAAGAACACAAGGGGTACGGTGGTATAATAAAGAAACCTAACGGAACAATAGCAAAGAGAACTGATTTACATATGTAACTATGGACACACCAAACTACTACAAAGGAACTTATTACAAAATGGAAGCACACGAAGTCATAGAGGACTTTTGTGGCAACAACTATAACTTAGGCGTAGCACTAGCATACCTAATGAGAGCAGGTAAGAAAGAAGATAATGATATGTCTAAGGATATACAAAAGGCAATAGACCATTTAAACTTTGAACTTAAAAGGCAAAAGCACCTCAACGAAGAACAGACAGAACTAGATAAAATTAACGAAAAGTTTTTTAACAATGCAATCAGTACCTATTAATAAAATACGCAATAACCCTATTAACCCTAGATTAGTTAATAAGGCAAAGTTTGAAAAGTTAAAGAAGTCTATACAAGAGTTTCCACAGATGCTAGAACTAAGACCAATAGTAATAAACGAAGATGGTGTTATACTAGGTGGTAATATGAGATACAAAGCATTAGTAGAACTAGGATACGAAGAAGTACCAGTTATAGTTGCAAGTTATATTACTAAGGAACAAGAGAATGAGTTTATAATAAAAGATAACTTAGGTTTTGGCGATTGGGATTGGGATATACTAGCTAATGAATGGGATAGTGTAGAGTTAGAAGATTGGGGATTAGATGTATGGCAGAATGAAGATGATATACTAAATAGCTTAGACGAAGAAGAAACAGAGCCACAAGCAAAGGACAAAATAGTATGTGCCTTGTGTGGTAAATAATTGACAAAATCTGACACTTATGCAAGATAGAACAGAGAAAGGTAAGATAGCAATGCTAGAAGCATTAGAAAAGACTTTAGGTGTTGTTACTGGTGCTTGTAAGCTAGTAGGTATATCAAGAGAAACACACTACATATGGCTGAAAGATGATGAAGCATATAAGTTAGCAGTAAAGAGTATTGATGATGTAGCAATAGACTTTGCAGAGAGCCAACTACACAAACAGATAGGTAAGGGTAAGACACAAGCTACTATATTCTACCTAAAGACCAAAGGTAAGAAACGAGGGTATGTAGAGAAGCAAGAGTTAGATATATCAGGAGAGTTTAAACCTATCAATATTATCCTAAAGAAAGACGATGATAGCAACGCTAACGGATAAACAATGGTTAGCAATAGAACACCTAACAGATGATACTACAACAGAGGTACTATATGGTGGTGCAGCAGGTGGTGGTAAGTCTTACTTAGGTTGTGCTTGGATAATAAC